AGGTACTACTTTATATGGTTTTGAGCTTAAGAGAAACACAAGTTCTCTTGCACAAAACGTACAAAAGAATTTTGAAAACGGTACTATCTTCTTTGAACAAGTTTTAACTGCTATCCTATTCAAATACGATCAGGATAAGAGAAACCAATTGAAAGTTTTATCACAAAATGATCAAATTCAAATAATCGCAATTGACCAAAATGATGTTCAATACTTGTTAGGTCAAGTGAATGGTATGTACTTAAGTGGTGGTTCTGCTGCTACTGGTACAGCGTTTGGCGATAGAAATGGTTTTGAGTTAATCTTTACTGGACAAGAACACGAACCAGCAAGAGTAATTGACGGAGCATTAGCTTCTGTATTTACAGGTGCGTCAATTGTAGGATAATGAGTAGGTCTTAGACCGAATTTCTATATCTCCAATTTCATAAAAGGGGTCTTCGGACCTCTTTTTTTTATTTATACCAAATCAAATTGATTTTTTTTATATTTATTAATAGAAATATACATTATGTTATACCTTCAAAAAGGTCAAGCCAACACATTAGTTCTGAATATAAACAATAACAGTAGGGAATCATTTACTGGTTATACCTGTGTTTTCACACATGTAATGAGCCAAGAAGTAAAATCATATTCAATTAACAAGAGTAATCCTTCACAGTATGAAGAGAATATTCGTTATTGTCAGATTGAAATTCCATTAAACACAGATGATTTAAATTATTTGGGTCAATATACTTTAGTAATATATGGACAACCTGATAATGAAAAGGTTTATAATGGAATGGTAGTATTAGAAGGAACGGAAGAACAACCATTCTTTACTACATATGTTTCTGATAATGAAGTGAATGAAAATTATATATACATACAAGATTAGTTATGAGTGAAATAAAAAAATCAGATTTTAAATCAATACAATTTCAAAGAGCATCATTACCTATTTTTGCTGAGTTCGTTCAAAGAACTCCTTGGATATGGTATGGTGAAAACAATTTATTACCACAATACTTTATTGAGTTATACGACAACTGTGCAATTCACAAAGCTGTTGTTACATCTAAGGTAAATCAGATTATGGGAGATGGTGTTGTGTCTTTAGACAATCCATCTGCTGTAACAGAATTGATAAACAGAAGTGAAACGGTATCTGAGGTAATGAGAAAATGTGCTTTAGATTTTATGTTGTTTGGTGGATTTGCATTAAATGTAATTTGGTCAAGAGATAGAAAAACAATTGCTGAAATTTATCATTTAGATTTTAGTAGAATTAGAGTTGGTAAATTAGACCCTGTACTTGATATAGTAAAAGAATATTATTACTCACCATTTTGGAAAGACACTAAACGTTTTCCTCCAATTGAACTAAAAGGATTTGATCCAAATGAAAAGGACCCATCACAGGTGTATTATTTCAAGACATATATGCCAAGCATGAGTTATTATCCTGTACCTGACTGGTCTGCAGGACAAAGAGCAATTGAAATTGATGTGGAAATGAAGAATTTCCATATGAATAACTTACGTAAAGGTATGGTACCATCATTATGGATTAACTATAATAACGGGATACCAGGTGAAGAAGAACAAAGAATATTAGTAAGAGCTCTTGAAGAACAATATGGTGGAACAGATAATGCGGGTCAAGCAATTATTTCATTTAATGAAAGTAAGGAACAATCCCCTGAGATAGTTCAGATACCTCGTAATGATAACGATAACTACTATCAATCATTAAATGAAGACATTACGAGAAGTATCTTGTCCTCTCACAGGGTATCGTCCGCTGAATTATTCGGTATATCAACCGCTGGTAAGTTGGGTACATCAAGAGAAATACAAGAACATTCTGAGTATTTCCGTAAGATGGTTATCCTTCCATATCAAAATGATATGTTACCAGTTTTCAACAAATTATTGACATTAAAGTTTGGTACAACAACCACACTTGATGTTAAACCTCTTTCTTTATTCTTAACAGGGGATGTGACAGAAAATCCTGTTGTAGATGATAAACCAGTAAATACAGTAGAAGTAGATTAATATGGGCGTATTATTAGTATCAGAAACAAAACTCAAGGCTTTCACCAATATCAACAAGAATGTAGATATGGATGTATTGAAAGCTGAAATCCAAATAGCACAAGATATTGACTTACAGACAATTCTTGGGACAAAATTTTACCAACACTTACAAAATCAAGTAAGTGCAACTGGTAACACTTTTAACGCAAATGAAAAGACCTTGGTTGATGATTATATCCAACCTTACCTTATACAAACGGCATACTTTAATGCCATGCCACAACTCATGTATAGAACCATGAACAGGGGTATTGTATCGGGTGATATGGAAAATGCACAACCTGTGGATATTGAAACCATGAAGTATCTTAGAAACATACAGAAACAAAGAGCTGACTTCTATTCACAAAGATTGATAGATTATTTATTAATTGGTAAAGGACAAAACCTATTCCCTGATTATAACAATAATTCAACATATGATGGAATGGTTCCTGATAGAACACAAAAATATAATAACGGAATATTCTTACGTCACGTAACCCGTAAAGGTTGGAACGCTCAAGATATAAGAAAGAGTATGTCAGTATATTCCGAACAAGATAATGCATGGAGAAACTGTCCTGACTGTTATTAATATGAGCACAGAATTATTATTATTAATATCCAATCTTCTAACAGGTATAGCAGGTTGGTTCGTGGGAAGAAGAAAGGTAACGGCAGAAACCGACAATCAGGTTTTACGTAATCTTGAATTATCTATTAATCTATATAAACAAATTATAGATGACCTTAAAAGGGAAATACACGAATTAAACGAAAAGGTTCAAGCACTACAAAAAACAGTTGATGAACTTAAAAGTGAAAACTATAAACTAAAAAAACATATAAAATAAAAAATTATGAAAAACTTAGATAACATAATCAAATTAAAGTTTGCAGCAAATCAGAAGTTCGGTATGATGCCATATATGGAAGATGAGGCTGATGATAAAATGGATGGTGGTTGTCCTGAAGGATATGTTCAAGACGGAATGAAGATGGTTGATGGAAAGGAAGTTCCCAACTGTGTTCCAAAGAAAGAACAAGAAGAGAAGGATGAAATGCCAGAAGAATTTAAATACGATTGGGATCAGTGTGTTGCTGACCAAATGGAAAGATACGGTGATGAGGAAACCGCAAAGAAAGTATGTGGTGCAATCAAAGCTGGTATGAGAAAAGATTTTAAGGAAGGTGATGACCTTGCTGATGCATGTTGGCCAGGTTGGCATGCTGAAGGACTTAAGGAAAAGGACGGAAAAATGGTTCCGAACTGTGTTCCTGATAAGAAGTAACCCTGAACACACACATATAAATTTCCCCGATAATTTTTTTTATTGGGGATTTTTTTATATATTATATTAAAGATGTTTTTTTGTTCTCATATATGATTTGGGTTCCTTGGTGTAGGAACCCTTTTCTTTTTGTAAGGATTGTGTATATTTATTATGGGAACCCGATACTCAAATATATTCAATAGTGCCATTTTGTTATGTTAGGTTATACACTCGGGTTCCTTTTTTATTTACCCTATATGAAGAAGAAGATTGACCCCATATGGATTTTAGTTGGAATGTATATTATACTTCTTACCCTCGGGATTTTGGTGTCGGGGCTGGAAACGGATTTTGGTTATATGAAATAAAAGTTTTAAATTTGTCCTTTAGTTAATTGTCGTGAAATATTCCCTGTCTATTCTTAGATGGGGATTTTTTTTTACCCGCGGGATTTTGGGAAAATCTTGCGTGAATGAAGTATCCAAAAATTCAAAATCAATTCCACGTATCGGGACTCGTTCCACTCGTCCCTTCAGGGGGGATAGTATGTGGAAAACTTTATTTGGTATTTAACGAATGTGTTGTATCTTTGTACTCACGAAACCTAAACTCGGGGACAGGAGACCATCTGAACGACGACAATTATGACTAAAGTAAAAGATGTGTTATTCAAAGTACTTGTCTATTCAGCACTCGTATGGGTGTGTGTAGCATTATGTATTGACATCTATTTCATCACCTCAGAAATTATGAAGTAATGAACCAGATAGACAAGATGATTTATGACAAATGGTTAGAATTTTTAAACACTCAAAATAAAACAGTATGACCGAGCATGTAAAATTATGGGACCTACTCTATACTATCCCGTATAACACTTATAACG